TCACCTGGGTCGGCGGGACCGGCGTCAACACGGTGACCGCAGCGCGTGGGACGACCTCGACGGTTGTCGCGTATCCGGCCGGAGGCGTAGTCGTCAACGGACGCCTAGCGATCATCACCGCGTCCATCAAGCCGGAGACGGCCACAGCGAGCATCGCTGACCCGACCTGGGTCCTCGTCGGCAATGCGACGGGCGGTTCCGGGGTTGCTGGCGTCGATACCGGCTCCACCCGGATCTGTAAGTGGATTAAGCAACTGAACGGCTCCGAGACCGGGAACGTCACCATCACCGGCGCGAACTCTCCCAACGCGATGACCGCCGGGATGGACGTCTACTCCAAGACCCTCAACGACTGGGACCTGGCGCCGATCTCCGGCAGCGGCTCTGATACGTCCTCGACTAACCCAAGCGCGGCAACCGGAACGCTCGCCAAGGCGACTGCACCGGGCGACGTCTTCCACGTCGGGCATGCGGTCAATACCGACGCCAACAACGCGCCGTCCGTCTTCACGCTGACGCAGACCGGCGCGACCTTCGGCGCGCGGACCGGACGGATGCGCCAGCTCAACTCTGACGGCAATGACAACGGCGTCCTGACCTATGACGGGGCGGTCGCGACTGGCGGCGGAACCGGCGCGGTGACGATGAACTACACGTCGGCCGCGACCCAGGCCGGAGCGATGGCGCTGACGGTTCTCCGTGAGCTTGTCTTCGTCTCGCAGTCGGTAGACCTCCGCTGGGCGGTCGACTCGACAGTATCCGCGAGCGTGGACTTGCGATGGGCAGTCGACTCGATCGTCACCGGCACAACGGATCTGCGCTGGGCCGTGAAGGCAACGGTCTCGGCCAGCGTCGACCTGCGATGGGTAGTTGCGGCGTCGCTGACGAACGTCTCGGCCTCGCTCGACCTGCGATGGATCCAGCGAAATGTTGTCACCGCCTTGTCGGATCTTCGTTGGGCCGTCCGCTCGGCCGTGTCCGCTACGCTCGACCTCGGCTGGAAGGTCTCCGGGGTGGTCGATTCCCCGGTAGACCTCCGCTGGACGGTAGCGACTTCGGTCGCTGGATCGGTAGACCTGCGGTGGGCGGTCCGGTCTAGCACCGCCGCGACGTCCGACCTTCGCTGGTCTGTTGCGGTATCGGTCGCTAACGCAACAGACTTCCGGTGGCGCGTCTACTCCGGCGTGTCCGCGCCACTGGACGCGCGATGGGGCGTCGCCGGACCGGTGACGTCCGCCCTGGACTTCCGCTGGGGCGTGGCGTCACCGGTCTCCAGCTCGATCGACCTCCGCTGGGCGACCCGTGCGCTCGCGGCGAACGGGGTCGAAGCCCGCTGGGCCGTACTAGCAGCTGTATCCACGGGAATGGACTTGCGGTGGGCAGTACGGTCCGGCGTTACCGCCTCCCTAGATCTGCGATGGACGTCCTACGCCGCCGTTAGCGCGGCGCTCGACCTCCGCTGGATCGTCGTATCCTCCAGCCTCATCGCCTCCAGCTCGCTGGACGCCCGCTGGGCCGTACGATCATCGGTAGCGGGCACGGTCGATCTTCGTTGGCGGTCGATGGCCACCGTCGCTAACGCGAGTGACCTCCGCTGGGCCGTCCGGTCCTCGACTTCCGGCAGTGTCGAGGCGCGCTGGGCGGTCCGTAGCACGATCGCCGGGGCGATGGACTTGCGATGGACGGTCGCGAACTCCGTCGCCCCGGCGTCCGTGGACCTGCGGTGGATCTCCCGGATCCGCGCCTCTAACTCGATCGACCTGACCTGGCGCGTGGGCGGCGGAGTCGCTAGCGAGCTTTCTGCGCTGTGGAGAGTCTCGGGGGTTGTCTCGGGTACCCTGGAGGTCCGTTGGACCGTTAGGGACCAAATAACGGCCGTTCTAGCCCTGCTCTGGGCGCTCCGGACGAACGTAGGGGCCTCGGTAACCCTCCGATGGGTCTCCGAGGCGGCTCCGCTGCCGGAGGAGCCGGTGCCGGCAGACGTAACGGTCTCGCTGACGCTCCGCATCCGCAGTATCCCGACGTTCCTCGGAACCGTCTCGCGGCAGACGCCCAGCTACACGCTCCCGGCTCCGCCGATCTCGCCGTCGCAGCAGACGAGAGGTCTGACCTCGTCGCTCGTTGAGAGGATCTGAGATGACGTACCCCGAGCCGCCGCCGGAAGAGCGCGTTGACGCGCTCGGCCTCGTAGGGCTTGGCGAGGTGACGACTCGGGTCCAGCGCGAGGCGATCACTGAGCCGGACTTCCGGAACGTCTGGGTTGCCGGCCAGGTCGAATCCCTCGAAGCCGTTCGCGCCTTCGCCAACGAAGTCCTCGCTTCGTCCCGCCCATACGATGACGTACGGGCGATCCGGACCATGCTGATCTGGATCTCGGATAGAGTTCGAGAGGTGCAGACTCCAAGCTACGGTGGGGATCCAGATGGCCATCAACGTTGAGAGGGCGAAGAAGAAGCTCACCCAGACCTCCGGCGGCAACTCGATTTGCGATCAGGACTGGATCGCAGAGATGATCAAGGACGGCTCGCTCCACGGGATCGATCCCGGATCCAAGCCGAAGGACTTCTACTGGGACGTCCTGTTTCAGTGGGACGGCGAAGCCGAGGACATCAACCCGGACTTCTTCGAGTTCTACCGCTTCCCAACCAAGATCCATCCGCCTAGGAAGTGCAACGGGACGGCGTATATCCGGGATCAGCGCGGCGGCTACGTCGCGGATCGCGACTGGAACCGACTGACCCGGCAGTGCATCGGCCGACCGGCGGCCGGGATGACCGTCTGCCATGCGCACGGGGCGAAGGTCCCGCTCATCCGGGCAGCGGCCCAGCGCCGTCTCGTGGAGGCGAGCGAGGTGGTAGCTGGTCGGCTCATCGGCCTCACTGACACCCATGACGAGGACAACAACCCGATCGACCACAAGGACCGGATCTCCGCGTCCAACTCGGTCCTCGACCGCGCCGGTATCAAGGCAGGCGTGGAGATTGAGGTTACGACGCCGGGCTACAAGAAGGTCCTAGAGGCGATGTTCGGCGAGGAGCCCTCTGATGATCAGAAATGAGTCTCAGATCGCTGCCGACGCGGCTATGGAAGCTGCCATCCAGGGCTGCAAAGAGGCGTACGGACAGGGCTCCGAGCGCGCCATGCCCGGGGAGTACGTGACCGTGTACGAGGAGTCGGAGATGGACGCGGACGGCAACGTCCACTACTCCTACGGAGTCCTGCTACGCGGGACTTCGGCAACGAGTCGGATCGTTGGGCTTCTTGAGGTCGCAAGCTTTGACCTGAAGTTGGGTCCTCGTTCGTGAGCACCCTCCTTCTCAACACGCCTGCGCCGTCTCAGCGGCTCTACCGCTCGATCTGGGAGCAGACGCTCTGGACGCCGCATTCAGCCCAACTAGAGATGTTCCAGGACCGGACCCGAAACCAGGTTGCGGCGTTCGGGCGGCGCGCCGGGAAGTCGCAGACCGGCGGCAACAAGCTCGTGCCGGAGTACTTCCGCGCGCTCCTAGAGATTGAGGAACTGGCGATCAAGGGTCTCCGCCGGGAGTTCTGGATCGTCGGCCCGACGTACTCTGACGCGGAGAAGGAGTTTCGGGTCATCTGGAACGCGTTGGAGCGTCTCGGGATCCCGATCGACCATCCGGGGAGCTACAACAACCCTGAGGCCGGTCAGATGCGGATTCAGGCGCTCAACGGCCGGTTCGTTGTCGATGCGAAGTCAGCGCAGTATCCGCAGACGCTCGTGGGCGAGGGCTTGTCCGGCGTCGTCTTCTCCGAGGCAGCGAAGCTCAAGCCGTCCGTCTGGCTCAAGTACCTTCGGCCGACCCTTGCGGACTTCGGCGGCTGGACCTACTTTGGTTCGACGCCGGAAGGCCGGAACTGGTTCTACGACTTGTGGGGGCAAGGGCAAGACCCATTGCGGACCGACTGGCGTAGCTGGCGGGCTCCGGCCTGGGTCAACCCGTACGTCTATCCGCGCGGAGTCAACGAGAAACTCTTGGAGAGCGCGAAGCGAGCCCGGCGGAACGGACAGTTGCGGGAGTGGATCGCGAAGGTTGACTACGAGGGCAACGAT